AAGTCGACGACCGCGCAGATCGATCTGGCGTGCGGTTCGCTCGAAGCGCGGGCGCAGATCGACACCAAATTGCTGGAAATTTCGAACGATCCTGGCTCGCTGCTGATGAGCGAATCTGCGGCCTTCATCGAAGGCATGTCGCAGCAGGCGGCGTCGGCGCTGATCTATGAATCTCAGGCGACCTCCTCAGAACGCATCACCGGGCTTGCGCAATATTATTCGTCCGTCTCAACCGGCACGTCTTTATCGGCGACGAACGTCATTGATTGCGGCGGCACCGGTTCGACGAACGCGTCGGCCTATCTTATCGTCTGGGACGCCAACACGATCACCGGCGTTGTGCCGCGCAATCTGAGCGCCGGTCTGAAGATGAAGGATCTGGGCGAGCAACGCGTCCTTGATTCCTCGTCCAACCCGTTCCAGGCGCGCGAGCTTCTGTACCAGTGGGATCTTGGCCTGAAGGTCAAGGACTGGCGCTATGGCGTGCGCCTTTGCAACATCGACGTGACGACGCTGACGAAGAACGCGGCGACCGGCGCCGACCTGATCGACTTCTTCGTCCAGGCGCTTGAGCGCATCGACAATCTGGGCGCCGGCAAGGCGGCCTTCTATTGCAACCGGACTGTGCGCTCGTGGATGCGCCGTCAATTGATGAACAAGTCGAATGTCTGGCTGAATCGCGAAACGATCGCCGGCAAGCCGGTCCTGACCTTCGGCGATATTCCGGTCCGGCGTATCGACGCTCTGCTGAACACAGAGGCGCGCGTCACCTAATAAGGGCGCGCGTCTCAGTCTCTTTTTGGCCCTGTGGGGGAGTTATTTCGATGGCGATTGAAGACCGTCAGTTGATGATGTCGCTGGACCAGGCGGTCACGGCGTCTGCGGCCACCACAGATTACATCGATCTGGGTGCGGCGCGAAATATTGGCGTCGGCGAAGAATTATATATTGTCTTCACCGTGACCACGACGACGGCCAGCGCCGGCGCGACGACATTGGATCTGGTTCTGCAAGGCGATTCATCGGCGGCCTTCGGGTCGGCCGTGACGATCCAGACCGTTTTCACCGGTATCCCGAAAGCGACCTTGATCGCCGGCTATCAATTTGTGGCCAAGCTGAACCCTTCCCCGGCCTTGACGGGCTACCGCTACATTCGCGGGTCTTATACCGTGAACACGGCGAACTTCTCGGCGGGCGCGTTCCGGCTTGGTTTGCAATTGGACGCTCAACTCTGGAAGGCGCCAAGATCGCCGCATCCGGTCTAAGATTTACGTGGGGCCTGCTGCAAAGGGGGCGGTGGTTATGCCTCCGCCCTTTTTGTTTGGGCGCTGAAAAAGGAGAAAGCGCATGGCAAATTGGAAAGCGCGAGAAAAAGGATTTCACGGCGGACGCATTCGCGAAATCGGCGATGTTTTCCCCGCGCCGGACGGCGAAGATATTTCGTGGGCCGACCCGGTCGACGGCGAACGCCCGACTGAGGCGCCAAAGTCGGCGCCGGCCGCTGACACGTTCGCCGGCATCCAGTCCGGGCCGAAAGTGCTGGATCTCACGACGAAGCTGGAAGCGGCCGAAGCGCGCGTCGCCGAGCTTGAGGCCGCATTAAATGAAGCGCGCAATGCAGCGCCTGCGCCGGTCGATGACAGCGATCTGGTTAAATCGCTGAAGGACGATCTGAAGGCGGCGCAGAAGCGCGTGAAGGCGCTGGAAGCCGACGCCAAGACGAAAGACGAATTGTTCGCGGCAAAAGATCAAGAATATCAAGAGATGATGAAGAACCGCGACGACTGGAAGACCGCGTACGACGATCTTGTCGCTGAAGCCCAGACCGATCATCCCGATCAGCCCGGTTAAGGCTGGCCCGCGTTCGGCGGGCCGATTCTGCCGACTTAGTGCGAAAGCATTAAATACCTGATGTGCGTGGCGGGAAATCGCCACGCATTTCAGTTTTCGGCCATGGCCACAAAATTCGACATCATTCGATTTTGCCTCGCGCGCGTGGGCTCCGAAATCCCCCAGAGCCTGGACGACGACACGGACGAGATGAACGCGTCCAAGATTCTGTATGACGCCGTCGTCGAGGAAATTCTTGGACAGCATGCGTGGGACTTCGCCAGAAGCTATGTCGCTTTGGGCGCCGCGCTCACCGAAACGCCGCCCGATCCATGGGTCGCGGCCTACACCATTCCCGGCCAGTTTCTGGTCCTGCGTCATGTGCAGGACGCCTACGGCACGCCAATCAATTACCAGCGCGTCGACGGCGGCAAGATCTACACCGAATTCGAGGACGATGAGCTGTGCGGCATTGGCCTGCTCAACGCGTCCGAAGACGCATGGCCGGGCGCATTCGTCGCCGCGGTCAAGGAGCGCCTGACCGCCTATATGCGCGAAGCGTTCGATCAGGAGGAGATCGGCATCAAGACGCATGAGCGCGCCGACGTGCTGGAGCGCAAGGCGATCGGGGTCGACAAGCGCATGTCGCCGCCGGTCAAGGCCAATATGGGCCGGCTGCTGCAGGCCCGGTACGCCCGGCTGACGGGGCGGCGCCGCTCGTGAAGCGCACCAAGGTCATCACCACATTCGAAGGCGGCCAGGCCGACGCGCAATTCGCGCGCCGTTCGCATGAGGAAATCGCGGCCGCCACGTCGAAGACGCTGCGAAATGTTCGCATCACAATGTCCGGCATGGGTGAACGCCGACCGGGTCTCGGTCTGGTGCTGACGCTGCCGGGCGCATCGCGGATGCTGCCGTTTCTCTATTCAGATGGAACGCGCGTCGTGCTGATGTTTTCAAACGCGCGCGTGGATATTCTCGACAATACCGGCGCCGTTCTGCAGACGCTTACAAGCCGGCCCTGGTCGACGTCCGATCTGGCGTCGTTGCAATTCGCGCCAGGACTGAACGAGATCTATATCACGTCTCGTTCATTCGCGCCTTACAAGCTGACCGCCGCATCGGCCTCATCCTGGTCCGGGGCCAGCATGACTTACGACACGGCGAGCGGCATTTCCAAAAGGCCGTATTTTCGCTATGCCGCGCGCGGCGTGACGCTGCGGCCCGATTCCTCCACTGGCGCAGTCAACATTTCTGCGTCCGCCGCCGTGTTTAACGCCAATCATGTCGGCGCGCGCATCCGCATTGTCGGCCGTGAGATTGTCATTTCCGGTTACACGTCATCGACGCAGGTCAATGGCACATGGTCTGTGACCGGCTACCCGACATATCGATGCACCGTGACGTCGACGGCGATGCTTGCGGCCGGCGATTCGGTGCAGTTTTCCGCCACCAAATATCAGGGCGAAGTGTACCAGATCGTGTCCGGTACGCAGGTCGACGTGCTCATGACCGATTCGCTGGTCGGCCCGACGACTGGCACCGATTATATTATCGGCCCATCGGGCGTGACGGCGACCGTTACGGCGGCGTCGATCGTGGTCTATGCGGCGACGACGCAATGGGATGAGCAGATGATTGGCGCGTCCGCCGGTTATCCGGGCGGGTGCTGCATTCACCGCGACCGGCTGTATCTTTACGATTTCCCCAATGCGCCGTCTTACATCGCGGCTTCTGCCGCTGGTCTCTATTCCGATTTCGACGTCGGCACTGGTCTGGATTCGGACGCGATCATCGAGCAGCTTGGCGATGCGCCGGGCGCGCGTATCCGGCACCTTGTCTCGCGCGAGCAATTGATCGCGCTGACATCGCGCGGATCCTACAATGTCGGTGAAGGTCGCGGCACGCCGGTCACGCCGACCACGATCGCATTCTATTTTATCGGCCCAGAACCAGCCGGAGCGTGCGCGCCGGTGTCGCCGGCCGAAGGCGTGTTGTACGCCGAGACAAACGCCGACCGGCTGATAGGTCTGGCGCCGACCGGAAACGTGCAGGCGTCATGGGCGACGGCGGAACTGGGCATGATTGCGCCGGACATCATGGCGTCGCCGACGCGGCTGTGCTTCGTCGATGGTTCGTCCTGGGGGCCTGAGCGTTATCTGCTGGCGGTGAATGGCGACGGAACGCTGGGCGTGATGCACTACCGCCGCGATTCCAATGTGGTCGGATGGGCGCCGTGGGACACCAACGGCTCATTTACCGACATTTGCGCATTCGACAATAAGGTCTGGGCGGTGGTGCTGCGCAGCGGCGTCTACACGCTTGAACAATTCCTGACCGACCGGCTGCTGGATCGCTCATCGCTGGTCACAACGTCCGGCGGCGCCACGCCGACAGAAGCGTCCTGGGCCAGCCGGAACGTGACGCTGATCTGGCGCAAGACCGTGAGCGGCGAAGCGCGCCGGGGCTATATGGGCGTGTTTGCCGGCAATGGATCGGGCGTACTGACGACGGCGCCGGTGGCGTCCGTCTCGCGCGATTATGAGGGCGGCGAGGATTTCACCGTCACGTTCGAGCCGTGGGAGCCGTACGATCCGATTTCGCACACGCTGAAAGCCACGCGCATTTCGCAGATGGCGGTCGATCTGCTGAGCAGCGGCTGCGCACTGATCGACGGCGGCAACAAGCTGGCGCCGTACCGTATTGCGGACGACATTTCCGAACCGCCGCCGCTGCGCACCGGCACGCGCCGCAAGAACCTTCTGGGCCGGCGCTATGACCTCACAAAAACGATCACGCAAACCGAAGCGGCGCCGCTGAAGGTGCGCTCGATAACGATGGTGGTGTCCTGATGGGAGCGATTGCGGCGCCTTTGATGATCGCGTCCAGCGTCGTGTCGGCGGGCTCGTCGATCACGGCCGGAAATGCGCGGTCCAAATCCCTGCGCGCCGAAGCGGGCGCCGCCGAATACAACGCAAAGATCGCCGATCTGGGCGTCAAGCAGATTGGCGCACAGCGCTCCATGGAGCTTGAGACGGCGCTGGCCGCGATCGACACGGCGCGCTCCGAGCGCGGCCTGTCGCTGACTTCGCCGACAGGCATGGCTCTGACCGATGCGGTGACGCGGGAATCGCTGGATTCACAGCGCGCCGAAGAACTGGACAAGCGGCTTGAGGCGCAGGGCTACCGCGCCCAAGCGCGCGCCAAGCTGCAGGAAGCCGGACAGGCGAGAACGCAGGGCTATGTTGGGGCGCTGGGGTCCCTGATGACGGCTGGCATGCGCGCCGCATCAATGTTCGGATCGCCGACATCAGCAGGCGCACACACGATCACCAATGGATCCGCCGGACATGACGGACCGATCGCGCGCAGGTATCGCTGATGGTGCAACGTCTTGGCATTGCGAAAACTCCCGATGCGCGCACCAACGTCGTGCCGCAACCCTCGGGCTCTGGCGCCGGCGCAACCGCCGACACGATGGACGCGCTTGGCCGCGAGGCGCTGAAGCTCAATCAGACGCTGCAGCCGCTGGCGAACGACTACGCCAAAAGCCAGGCCGAGAAACAGGCGGCGGTCGGCAATTACACGCCCAAGCGCCTGCTGGTCGAGGAAGATCAGGCGTATAACAATTCGATCCAGTCCGCGTACATGGCGCGCATGTCGACCGACGTCGAGGAAACGGTCGCCAAACTGGTGCGCGATCACCCGATCGACCAGCCGATCGAAGCGCTGAAGGCCAATATCGACGCGGCTAAGAAGACCTATATCAAGCAGGCGCCGTCTGCTTATGCGCTGCAGACCGGCGAAATCTGGGACAAGGTCGGATCGCGCGGCGTCATGTCCATGGCGGACGCGCAAAAAGAATACACGATCAAGAAGAATTACGCCGATCTGGACACGCGGTTCGACACGATCGCGAACCAGCTTTCGAACTCGGACAATATCGACGCGGCCGATGTGAAGTCGCTGATGTCGGACGCCGAAGCGCTGGCGGCGCAGATGATGAACCCGCTGTACGGGCAATCGCCGGAGAAGATCCAGGCCAAGCTCACGCAGATCAGGGACCGCATCATTTTCCGCGGCGCCACGAACCAGGCGATGAACATCTATGAAAAGGACGGGATCGAAGC